AGACCTTGAACTTTGTCCTAAGTATAATGCAATCATTCATAATGTAAAAGTCTGTACTTTTATACCTGACTTTAGATACATGACTTTAGAACCTAATGAACATAGAGGTTATACTGTTGTTGAAGATGTAAAGAAAGTATCAACAGATATATATTCACTAAGAAAATTATTAGTTGAGTTATCTCATGGTATAAAAATACATACTATAAATCCTAAGGAGATAGATGAATGGAAAGAAATAATACCACTAAACCAATAGAAGAAGATTGGGAACCAAGTACACAATTACAAACTTGGTTTTATAATCAATTTAAAAATGCAACAAGAGAGGATATGAACTATGAACACGAACAATTTGTCGACTACTACCTTGCCAAAGGAAACTACAAGAACAACTGGGATGCCGCTTTCAGATTCTGGTGTAGGTGTTCTTTCAGATTGGGTAACAAAACACAGACACTTAAAACCAATAGTAAACCAGCCAGAGTTTCTGCCAGTAATGATGAGTCAGTCAGAACTTATCTTGATAGATACGATAGCGAGAGCAACATCAGAGCAATTGGATCAACTAAAAGGAAATCCTGAAGCCCAAATAATAAAAGATAGATTAGCAAAAACTATACAAAACTTAGAGGTACAACTTGAACCTGCAAGTAATCAAACTATAGTAAAAAGTTTACAAGTATTAGGTAACACATTTCAAACAGAACTACCAAAAGAAGAAGGACTAAAGTATTACATTGAAGCAATCAAAGATATACCTGCTATCTTATTAAAGGAAGCTATTGTAAAAGTAATGAAGACACACAAGTACAATACGTTTCCTTTACCTGCAACCATACGAGAATCTGTTGACAACAAGTTTAATTTCTGTCAAAGTTTTTATAGCTGGTGCAAGATGGCATGGTGCAATCTTTCTAAAGCTATATCGTAGTCTTAGTTCATTCTTCTAAAACCCAGTATGACATTATGTTTGCTGGGTTTTTTTATGCTTGATTACAATGCAGAAATGCATTATAATTATTATTAATAAAGGAGAATGATTATGTTTGTAATAGACAGAACAACTGGACTAGGTGGTAGTGATGCTAATAGAATATGGCACAACCAAAACCTTTCAGAATTATGGAGAGTAAAAACTAAAAGAGATACAGAACAAGATTTGTCTGATGTATTTAGAGTGCAACTTGGAATACATACTGAATCATTTCATTTGGAATGGTTAGCTAAGACAAGGTTTGCTGGTAGTATATTAACTAGACCAACAGAAGTAAAGAAGGGTAGGTATAGAAACATACCTATGTATGGACACCTTGATGCTAAAGTAGATGGTGTAATACTAGAGTGTAAACACAGTAATGCAAGAGCAACTGTTGAACACAAAGCTAGATACTATGCACCACAACTACATCATTACATGAAACTATTCAACCAAGAATGGTGTTACTTATCTGTCATACTTGGCAATGATGATCCTAAAGTAGTCCAAGTAAAATGGAATGATAGCTTCTACGAAAGACTAATTGCAAAGATGAAAAGGTTTTGGTTGTTTGTAGAGAATGATAAAGAACCACCTCTATCTTATGGCAAGGATGGTAGTGATATCAAAGCAGAACAAGAAGTACTTGTAGATGGTATGAAAGATTATCTTGAGTTTGATAATAAATTATACAAGAGCCTTGATGGTATGATGAATCAATATCAAGGTGCTGTATCTAGCTTCGAAGAAACGAAGAAGAAGATGAAGTTACTTGTACCTAAGGATGCTAGAAGATGTGAGTTTCCTAACAGTAATTATGTAATAACACGCAACAAGAAAGGTACACTTGTTGTCAAAACAAAAGGAGAATGAACATGAAGTACTGTAAAATATGTAGTTCTATAGCAGTAATAAAAGAAAAAGAAACAGAATTTTATTGTGCAAAATGTTATTTAATTAAACAAAAAAAGGAGAATGAACATGAAGTTTACGTTAAAAGAAATAATACTAATGTGGGATAAAACTTACAACGAAAATATGTGTGAGAAATATTCAGGATTTATTAACAACTTAATAGTGGAGTATGACAATGCCAGAAAAGACAAAGAGTAAACCAGACTTTGATCAAGATTTATTTAACCTATTGCATGATGTGAATAATCCATATAAAAGTTCTGAGAATCCTCACTTCAAAAATAAGTTTGCTGATTTATTGAGTTGTCTAAAGACAGTTAAGCCAGCACTAAAGGATAACAACTTTGCATTACAACAAGTAATAAAACAACTTGAAGGTGGTGGGTCTGTATTACAAACTAATCTTATACACATATCTGGTAAAGTAGTTTGTGATGGTGGCATACCTCTTGTATCTAAAGATGCTAATGATCCACAGAAACTTGGTGGTTCTATTACATATGCTAGACGATATGGTATGTGTGCCATGCTTGGTATTGTAGGTGATGATGATGATGATGCCAACCTTGCAAGTGAACCAGATACAAAAGCTATTGGTAGATTATACAATGAATTTACTTCTACTATATCAGAATGTTCTGATCAAGAAATGTTACAAGATGTATTTAAAACTTACAAGGTT